GAAAAAAATTCTATTGTAAAAGGTTACGGATCATATTTCAATAATCAAGACAGTGACGGCGATATAATAAGAAGGGGCGCATACAGAAAGACGATTGAGGAAAATGGCTACAGAGTTAAATATTTGTATCAACATAATATGATGCAACCGATCGGAAAAATGAAAGAGCTATATGAGGACGAAAAAGGATTGGTGTTTGTTGCTGAAGTTCCCAAAACCTCTTTAGGCAAAGATGTAATCGAACTAATGAAAGCCGGTGTTATTACAGAAAATTCAGTTGGTATTTTACCGATTGTAAAAGAGGATCTAAAAGGATACAGAGAATTGAGGGAAGTTAAGCTTTTTGAAATATCTGCTGTTACAATGGCCGCTAATGATGAGGCAAAAATTCTAGACGTCAAAGGACGTAAAGACATAAACTATGTGTATCAAAAATACGACAACTTGTGTAAACTTATAAGAAAAGGCGACATAAGTGACGAAATGGGATATGCTATTGAATCAGAAATATACAAGCTAAAATCTTTGTACATAAACGCTACTCAGCCAGCGCAAGTTACTGAGCCAGTTCAGAAAGAAGAAACGTTTGATGTTTATAAATATTTGTTAAATAATTTAAAATAATTCTTACTAAAATGGAAGAAAATGTAAAAAATCAGCTTGATCAATTAGGGAATTTAATCGATTCCAAAATTGAAAAAGCTACTGGACAAGCACTAGAAAGTGCTAATGGTAAAGCTGATGAAGTGCTGAAAGGCGAAATATCAAACCTTACCACAAAATTCAATGAAAGAATGGACGCAATGGAAGTTGCGAACAAAAAACACCTTGAAGCGATTGAAGGCAAAAAAGCTGACAAATCATTCAAAGGAGGTTTAATTAAAAGTATCAATGACGGTGCTTTAAATTCACTAAGAAACGGAAACGCAAGAAGCGCATCTTTTGAAGTAAAAGCTGACATGACTGTTGCTGCTGATTTCACTGGAGAAGTTATACCAGCACAAAGAGTGCCCGGGTATAAATTTGATCCAGCAAGACCACAGCACGTGAGAGAGCTTATACCACAAGGATCAACTCAATCAGATGTTATTAGATTTGTAAAAGAATCTGGTTACAGTGATGGATCTGCTATGAAAGCAGAAGGTGCTACACTAGGTCAATCAGATTTTGATATGACAGCTAGTTCTGTAAATGTAGAAAAATTGGGAGCATATTTGAGAATTTCAGAAGAAATGCTTGCTGACACTCCACAATTAACAAGCTACATTTCGAACAGAGTACCATCAAAGCTTTTAACTGCTGAAGATGATCAATTATTAAATGGTAACGGAAGTGCGCCAAACTTATCTGGTATTATCACTGACGCTGCTGACTTTGATACTTCATCAAGTGGTGCTTTTTATCAATCAGTTAACGGAGCAAATCAATTTGACGTAATTATAGCTGCTTTAAATCAATTATCATTAAGCAACTACACTGCTGATAAAATTATAATGCACCCGACTGATTTCCACAAAATCTTATTATTAAAAGATTCAAACTTGTCTTATTTAAAAGATCAAGTGTTTAAAGGATTACAACCTGTATTCAATGGAGTACCTGTTATTCTTAACACAGCTATCGCTGCTGGATCTTATTTACTAGGTAATTTCTCACAAGGAACTCAACTATGGATTAGAGATAATGTATCAGTTGAATTCTTTAGAGAGGATGGAACCAATGTAAGAGACGGATTTGTTACTGTGAGATGTATGGAAAGAATTGCTTTAAGCAACTACTTGCCAAACGCTTTCGTAAACGGAACATTCTCTGCTGGTATCACTGCATTAGAAACGCCATAATCGTTTTAAATAATGTTTTTAAATTAAGGGGGTTTTTAAATCCCCTTTTTTTATGCCTTTTTTTGTCGTTTAAGCAACTTTCCACCCTCTAAGGTATTTATACATTCAAAATTTCTTTTCGTTTATTAGCGTAAAATCCCCACTGAGCAAAAAAAATAATTAAAAAATAACTTAAAATTTTTTTTAAATATTAAAATATTTTTTTATATATTCGTACTAATTAAAACAAAAAAAGATAATTATGAAAAACACTACTACTTACAATGGCTACAATTTATTAGAAAAAAACGTCAAAGGTTGGATCATTGAAGAATCCGTTGACCTTTGGGGTAGTCACCACTATCTTTATATGGTTAGCGGTTATTCACAAGACAGTTACAGATATTACTGTGTTAACCAAAACGGTATTACAATTAACAAAGAATCACATTTAATCAAAGAAGAAGCAAAATTTTCTTATGACGAAAATCGTAAAGGTGCTGATAAAGGATTTATTGCTTGTTTAAAAGATCGTAAAATCTATGAATTGGATTTAATGTTTACCGAAACCGAGTGCGAAGCACAAAAAACTGTAATATTAAACGAATTAAATAAAAGATAATTATGAAACTCAACAAAAAAAATCTTGCTGTAATAGGCAACAAAGTATGGAGTTACACAACCTGTGTAGCTACTATCAAAGGCGACAAATTACTTTCGCACGGTTATTATTCACAAACTACCACAAGACACATTAACTACGTTGCTGAGCAACTTAACCTTAAAATTGTAAAATAATGTATTATCCACTAAAAGTCACAAAGCTAGCATATATACTTTACGTTGAGCATTTAGCCAGATACGGCTATTACATTGGAGATGCGCTTAACCCTGTGTATAAAGATTATTGCGCTCAAAAACTTATTGACTATTGTAATTTTATGCAAGAAGAACACGGTGGCGAAGATCACTGGGATTACAACGATAAATTAACCTTAAAAGACGACTGCGGTTATGAAGGTAAATAAAAACACTAGAGCCAGTGGACACGGCAAAAAAATATTTTGTCCAAAATGTAACGCTCCATCAAGAGTTTATCACTTTTCTTGGTCAGCAATTCAATGCGGTACTTGTGACGATATGATCGATAAGTACGAATGGAATTTAAAACCCGTAGATCTACAAAATGAAACAGGTATCATCGAGGCACACAGAAAATTCTTGGCTCAAGATCCGGGGAACTGGAAGTGGTTAATTGCTTTTTATGTAGTGGCCCTTCTTTTAACAATTTTACTAACTATTAAAATTTAATTTATGATAACTTTTAAAATAAACTTTAAAGCGTCTGTGTACGAAAATATATGTGATCTGTTAGAAATGGAAATGGATTACTATTTATCAGATTTTATAACTGAGGAAGAATGGAATGATGATATGCACTTTACTGATTCAGATGAATTAATGAATTGGCTTGAGGACGGTTATTGTTTTCAATGCGATACTATATATTACAGTGACGCTATGAAATACTTAAAAGAAAATGACGCAAGCTTAAATAAATCAATAGAGCTTGCAAATAATGCTGGTTACGATTTGAGCTCAATCAACAGTACGTTATTAGCAGATCTTTTAAGAGAACACGAGATCAGAGAAGATTTTTATAAATGTAAAAATCAGATTGACGAAATATTTAAAACTTTATTATGAGCGCTAGATCTAGATTTGAACACAGATTAAAAGTTTTGAGAAGGATCCGAAAAATGGAATGCCCAAAGAATAAACCCGGATTTAATAATTTAACCGATCAAGAAAAGCAAAAAGAGATGCTTAAATGGTCAAAATTTGTAAGAGATGTACGATAACACTAAAAAAGACAGATCGTTGCTTATAGCGTCGTTTCTGTTAGCTTTATGCCTAAGATCTTACTTTATTTTAGGCGATTTATTAACAGCCGCAATTTTTTGGATAATGGGGTTTTTAGTTCTGTTTAATTTGTTTTATAAAAAAAAATAATTTGTTTAGTTTTGTTTTGGTTGTTGAAAACCCGGTTTAAGTTTGGCCGGGTTTTTTTTATTTTTAATAAATGACACATAACCAAAAGGGTTGTTTTGCTGAATATCATTTTGCTTCAACAGCAATTTCTTTAGGTTTTAACGTCTCCACACCTTTATCAAGCTCGAGCTATTATGATTGTATACTGGAAAAAGATGGAAAGCTATTTAAAATACAAGTTAAATATTTAGGCAAAAACAGATTAAGACGAGGCAACAGCATGCAAATAACATTGAGGCGAACCGGTTTACCAAACTACGAAAAAAAGTATGTAGATTTTTTTGCTTTATATGATGAGGAAAATAAAGGTTTTTTTATTATACCGAATTTAGGGCAGAGTTGTTTAAAAATAAACATTAATGGTAAGTATAAAGAAAATTTTAATAACTTTGCTTTGATTTCATAAATTATCCTTTGAGTGTCACTGTTTAAAATACAGTGGCACTTTTTTTTTATCTTTACAATAAATTTTAAGCTATGAAAATAAAATTAAAAATACCAATGATTATAGATGGTAAAGAAATTTCTGAAGGCGAGATAGTAAATATCAATGAAAACAATCTTGATAAATGGTTAAAAAAAGGTTGGGGATCAGTTATTGAAAAAGAACTAAAACCGAAGAAAAAAGAAACCAAAGAATTAAAAGTTGCTAAAGAAACTAAAAATGAGACAAATCAAGATTAATTCAACTACTGGTTCAGAAATTGTAACCACAAGTGAATTTAAAAATTACGCCAGAATATCAACAAGCGCTGACGATACATTAATTGCTAATATTATTGTACAAGCTCGGATCTGGTGTGAAAATTATATTTCAAGAGATATTGTTGCGAAAAATAGAACTTATTATTTGCCGGAAACTACTGGAATATTTGATTTGCCTTTCGGTCCTGTATCAAGCATTACATCTGTACATATAGACGGTGTAGCACATACGGATTACACAACACCCGGTTTAGACAATGAAACAATAGATCTTGACGGCCCGGCTGACGAAGTTAAGGTTGTTTATGTTACAACTGGTTTATCTGATAAGTTATTGGAACAAGCGATTTTACAATTTGCTACTACACTGTACGATAACAGACATGATTACGAAGTTGGAAAACAAATTACAGAAATACCTTCATCAAGTAAAGATATTTTAAACAGTTACAAAAATATGTTTATATAATGAACCCAGGAAAATTTAATAATGTCATTGAGTTTTTTATACCTTCTAAAACAGCAGACGGTTACGGTGGAACAACATTGTCTTCTTTTACATCTACAGCTACAATATGGGGGTTTGCTACTGAAATAAGTGGCAACATTGAACAAAGTGAAGGATCTAGAAAATATAACAGAGTATCAGAAGTTATTGTGAGAAAAAAAGATTTTGATTTAGTTAGTTTATCCGGGGCCGTATTTAACATTGACGGGGCCGGTAAATATAGAATGAACGAACATTATGAAATCGTTGAGAATTATTATGTAAAATTCAAAGGCACATACGAACCAATATGATAGAGGTACAAGTTAATAAAGGCGATATAAATAAGTTGTTAGCAAAATTTGCTAAAATTAAAAACTTTACTAAAGATGAAACTGATCAAATATTTGGTTATACGGCATCACAAATATCAAAACGAGCTAAATCAGATGCGCCTTATAAAACCGGGTTTTTGAGATCAAGTATTAATTACGGAAAAGATAAAAATGTGTTTGTAAGGGCCGAAGCAAAATATGCTCCTTATTTAGAATATGGAACAAAACCTCATACAATAAAAGTAAAGAATAAAAAAGTGTTATATAACAGTTTTAGCAAAACTTTTTTTGGTAAAGAAGTTCAACACCCGGGTACTAAAGCACAACCGTTTTTTTATGAAAATGCTAGAATTGAAATAAAATTAATGACTAACAGAATAAAAGAACAACTTAAAAAGCTGTTATGAGAGAAGCGATACAATTTATCAGACAAAAAATTTATACTGCTTTAAACGGCAATATTCCAAATATTAGCGGGAGTGTAGTCAACGTTTATAACAGAGTGCCTAGAAATGCTGAAACGCCATACGTTTGGGTGTATTCGGGATCTACAAACGAAATTAATCAAAACGCTCAAACATATTGTTTAGAATGTATTACAAGAATCGAATGTGTAACGAGATTTGACTCTGATATAGGCGGGGATCTAGACGTCAACACATTAGTTTCAGAAGTGTTATCTTTGTTGAGAACAAGGGCCAGTGGTTATTTTAATTTGAGCTCAAATAATTTTAATGTGTATATCAATGTTTTGGACGGAGTTACATACGAACAGATTGACAAATCAGATCACACATATTTTATAGGCATAATTGAATTATCGACTAGGGTTGAACAAACAAATTAATAAAAATGAGTAAAGTTTCAGAGAACACAGAATTAACACTAGATTTAAAAACGATTGGAATTATTGTAGCCGGCGCAATATCGCTTGCTAGTATGTATTTTGCATTAACAGCAGAAATTGAAATAGCAAAACAACTGCCCGAACCTAGTATATCAAGAACCGAGTATGATTTAAAAGATCAATTAATAAGGGAAACCATTGAAAATACCGGTAAACAAGTTGAAGAAAATTCAAATAAACTAGATAAAATAGATGAAAAACTATATGAGATTATACAAAAAAAATGAAAAAATTAATTGCCCTAATTGTATTTTTTGTCTGTGTAACAAATAACGCACAAGATTTAAAAATAATACATATTAACGCTAAGTGGAATCAAAAAAATAATTACGATTATTTAGATGAATTACACAATGTTAAAGTTCAATATGGATATTTAGAGGATCAAGCGCCTTCGATAAAACAAAGCATTAAATCTGTTCCAACTATAATTTTAATGAAAGACGGTCGGCCCGTTTATATATGGAATGCTGATATATCATTAAAAATAAAAGCTACACCAACAGAAATACAAAATGTTATTAATAGTCAAAGAGCTACTTACAGAAGAAAATCTACTGATTAATGAATAAGATTAGCGAACATATATCTTACACAGAAGGCATTAAAAGCAACACCGCTTTACGTTTAGGCATAGAAAATAAGCCGGGTGAGTATGAATTACAAAATATGGAATTAATCGCAGAAAAAGTGTTTGAACCATTAAGAAAAGCAGTAAACGGACCTATAAAAATAAATTCATTTTACAGATGTGAAAAACTTAATAAAGCTATTGGCGGAAGCTCTAAATCACAACATTGTCAAGGGCGTGCTATTGATATTGACGACGTTTATGGTTATGTATCAAATTCTTTTATGTTTTATTACATCAAGGATAATTTGGATTATGACCAACTCATTTGGGAGTTTGGCACAGACGAAAATCCTGATTGGGTTCACGTGAGTTATGTTGACGCCGATTCAAACAGAAAAAGATGTTTAAAAGCTATAAAAGAAAATGGAAAAACAAAATACATTGATATAACTAATGTGTAATGGAGTTTGCGATTGTATTTAATTTTGATGGATTTTTACTAGGTTTTAAATATTTTCCAAAACATTTTGAAGATGATTACAATGAATTTAATATATATTTATTATTTATAATTTTACATTTTAAGTTTTATAAAAATGAGCGATAAAAAAAAATTTAAAGAAACCACAGTAGGCAAGTTATTATTTGGGGCCGCTTCAATGATAAATCCCACACTTGGTAAAGTATTAAGCGGTGTTAGTTCTCCACAAGAAGCGTTACAAGAAATTAGTAAATCAAAAATATCTAATCAAGATAAAATAAAACTTCAACAAATGATTTACGAGCAACAAAATAAAGAAATTGAAGAAATTAGTAACAGATGGAAAGCTGATTCAATGTCAGATTCTTGGTTGAGTAAAAACGTACGCCCTCTTGTTTTAGTTTGGTGTATTGTTGTTTTTAGTTTTGCCGGGATCTTAGACAGCATTGATTCGATTCCGTTTCATATAGGCGCCACTTGGAATGACACATTTGAAAAAGTGATGATGAGTGTTGTTTTAGCATATTTTGGCGGAAGGACAACCGAAAAGGCAACAAGCTTTTTTAAGAGCAAATAAATGGCAAATAAAATTTTATCCAATTACGTTTACAAGAACAAGCGCAAACGTCCCGGAAAACACTCTAAAAATGCGTCTAAGGGCCAAAACGGTTATAAAAAAAAGTATATCGGGCAAGGTAAACGTAGATAAATAAAAACCTTAAATTTGTAAAAAACAAATATATGGGTATTACATTAACAGGTAAAAGAGTTCAGAATACATATGATTCGCTTTTAAAGTTAAGCGACAATCAAAATTTAACCGGGACAGCGAAAATAATTACTGATGGATATGGTAATGATTCTCCATTATATTTAAGCACATCACAGTTCGGTATAGGCATTACACCGTCATATCAATTTCATACAAGCGGAAATGCTAAAATTGGTGGCAATCTTATAATATCAGGAAACTTAACTGTAAATGGCACATTAACTTATTTGAATGTAACTGATTTACAAGTTGAAGATCCTCTAATAAAATTAGCCAAAGACAATACATCAAATACTTTAGACATTGGATTTTTTGGCAAATATGTTGAATCAGCTACAACAAAATATACTGGTTTATTTTGGGATGCAAGTACAGATAAATTTAGATTATATGAGGGTTTACAAGTTGAGCCAACAACAACTGTTGATGTAACTGGAACTGGATATACTAGATCGCTTTTAAATGCTGATTTAGAGGGTAACGTAACTGGTACTGTTAGCTCATTATCAAATCATGATACAAATGATTTAGTTGAGGGATCTGTTAATTTATATTTTACAACTGCTAGAGCTAGAGCTAGTTTTAGTGCTGGGGATGGTATTACTATAACAAATGGTGTTATAGCATCTGAGGGTGATGCTGAGGTTGCAAAAAGAATTGAAATAACAGTTAAAAATGTTAGTGGAAGTGCTTTAGTTAAAGGTGCTGCTGTTCATGCCTCACCAACAGCGACACCACCTAGTGGGAATGTAATTGAAGTCATTGGTGCTGATAATGATGTAACTGCTAGTATGCCAGCAATCGGTATATTAAATGAAGCTATTGCAGATGAGGCAGAGGGACAATGTGTTATGGTTGGTTCGGTTACTGGGATTAATACATCTAGTTTTACTGCTGGTCAAGAATTATATGTTGGAAGTACTGCTGGAGTTTTAACAAACACAAAACCAACATCAACATCAAATCAGATACAAAAAATTGCAGTAGTAATAAAATCACATGCAAGTAATGGACAAATAGAAGTGTTTGGTGCTGGGAGGGCAAATGATGTACCTAATCTAGTTAATAGAACAATAACTTTTGATCCTAGTATAAATGTAACATCTTCGACTGGTTTAGCAAGTATTGAGGTTGGTGGTGCTAGTGGTGGTTTTATAGATTTAAAAGCACCAGCTAGTGATGATTATGATTTAAGATTTATTACAAGTCAGGGCGGAAATGAAATAACAACTGCTAGTGGTGATTTAAAAATAAATACTGGTAACACTTTAGCATTAACCTTAGATGGCTCAACTCAGTCAGCAACTTTTACTGGTACATTGACAAGTGGTGATATATCAACAACTGGAATTACAGTTGATAGTAGATTAGTAATACAAAATTCATTAATTTATGATAATGCAGCTAATGGTAACAATAAAGGATTTGGTATTGGTGGAGCTGGGTTAGTTCCTCTAAATGGCTCTGGTGTAGATACAAATAATCTAGTTGATATTGGAACATCAGATTATAAATTTAAAAATTTACATTTATCAGGTTTTATACAAGCAGATGGAAACATTACAACAGATGGTATTTTTATTAATAATTCTGCACCAGATGATGAGGTTGTTCAATTTATACAAAACGGCAGAAAAACATCGCTTAAAACATATTTTTCAACTGGTGCAACTGGTAGTCATTTAGATTTTAGAATATCTGATGGATCAGCAACTGGTGGTTTTGACACGCCTCTAGTATTATATCCAGATCAAGTTAATATAAATGGCAAAGGTGTTATTACTACATTAATGACTAATAATATTGAAAAAGCTACAACTGGCTCACCAATCTTAATAAATTCTGGTTCAGATCCATCATTAGCTTTAAGGGTTTATTATGATATGCAACTATTTAACAGTTTATCTTTTACTGATGTTAGTTGGAATAATAAAGGTCGTATTTCAGCTAACAGTAGTGGTATTTTAGGCATACAAGGTGGCTCTGGAACAGACACAATATTTATAAATTCAACTGACCAAGTTAAAATTAGAAACAATGCTGATTTAGGTACTTACACTAGATTAGGGATTGCTATGGATATTGGTGGTAATGCGGCAAATTTAGATGAGTCAACTGATTATAATGCAATGAGTATTGCACCATATAGGGTTGGTTCTAGTTATGGAATGTATTTTGGTGGTGGTCATGGTTCAAGTAGCTCGGCTGGTTTTATACAAGGAGCAAAAATTGATGGTACAGATTCATCAACAATTAGTTTAAATCCTTTTGGAGGTGCTATCGGAATTAATACTGGTGTAAGTGACCCATCAAGTACTTTGCATATTAAAGGTAGTTTTCGTACACATTCTACTGGTACATATCCAATGGGTATTTTAAATGAATTTGTTAGTACCACTGTTAGTAGAACAAAATTTGGAAACCTTGCAACATCATCAAATCTTGAAATATATTATGATATTTCTGGTAATGAGGAAGCTAGAATAACAAGAAATTATGCAAATGCAGCTTTAAAATTCATGAAAGGTAGTGATACACACATGGAAATTGATAAGGATGGAAATGTATATATACCAACACAGGGTAAATTCTTAAAATTTGGCGGTTACAGTTACATTGGTGAAAGTATAGAGGATTTACATTCTTTAACAATAGCATCTGATTTTACTGAATCAATAAGATTTTCACATTATAATAGAACAACATCAGCTTATGAGCTGAATATGATAATTAAAGATAATTCAAGAGTTGGAATTGGAACAGATAATCCATCAACTTTATTATCTTTAAATTCTTTACTTAATGGTAGTTTAGGAGGTATTAGTTTAATTGGGAATGGTGCTGGTGATAAATTAAATATATGGGTACAAGATATACATTCTAAATTACTACATACCGAAAATTCAACTGATGCTGTTAATGGATATGGTAGAATAGATTTTGAAACGAATGCTGCTGTAAATTCAACACATCCAACAAGAGGTGGTTTTAGTTTTAAAACTGCTGGAGCTGGACAATTTGTAACTTTTACAAATACTGGTCGAGTTGGTATTGGAATTACCGACCCATCAGCGGCAAAATTAGTTGTTAACTCTAGTTCAAACCCACAAATATTAGTAAAAAAACAAACAGCTGGTGGTGGTGCTGAAATATTATTTGAGCATAATGATGGTGGTACTCAATATGCTAGTATAAAATATGACCAATCTGGTGATAATCAATTATACATAACAACTGGTTATGATTCGCCAAATGATTTAAACAGAATTTATTTGCAACCTGGTGGCGAAACTGCTTTGACTTTATTTGGTGGTAACAATTCAACTGGTACTGCTGGAACTGTTACTTTAAATGTAAACGCTTGGTTAAAAGGTTATGCTGTTGCAAATTCATCACAACAAAATTTAATTCGTAGCCGAGCTATGGGTTATCCTGGCTATTATGGTTTACAAATTGGTCAAGAAACTAATCATATTGCTTTATTTATTGATCCTGGCTCTGTTGCTGGTGGTGCTTTTAGTGGTAACGTAAATGAAATAATGTTGCCTAACAAAGTAATATTTCAACAAGCTAATTCTGGTGGTACTGATTGGTTAAATGGTCAATCAATAACTTTAGACAATGCAAAACTTGGATTGGGAATTAACACACCATTAACTAAATTTCACATTCAAGATGGTGCTGGTGGTGGCAACCCAACCGATTCGAGAACTAAATTATATATAAATTCTAGTGGTGAAGCATACATAGGTATAAACGTACCTACAAATTCTTTTGGTGGTATTAGATTAGCCGCTGGTGGCTCTAACAAAGCATTTTTTGAATTATATGATAATACAACACAAGGTCAAAAATTAAGTTTAGGTACTGTTGATGCTAGGGATGTTGTTATTAATACTACTAATACAGAACGTTTAAGAATTAAATCTAATGGTAATGTAAATCTTTTAAATACTAGCTCAACTGATAGCAGACATTTTGGAATAACTAATGCGGCTGGAACAACTGGTTGGACATTTGGTAATGGTGTAATTGCAAATTCACATCAATTTGTTATTTATGATAATACAGCTGGTGATGATAGATTTTTAATAAATAGTAGTGGGGGTGTTGGAATAAACTGCGATGCTGGAAGTTATCGTTTTAAGATAAACAGTACACAATCAGAAACCGAAGCTATTAGGGTTGAAAAACCTTATAGCTCAGCACGAAATATCGGTAGTGTTGTACATGGCAACAACTTTGTAAGGAATTCCTACGATACGTTTACAATAGCACAATCAGATGTTTCTTGTTTAGTAATAACAGAAACTGTTGCCGCATCAAATCAAGGTGCTGAGCAAAGATTAACATTGACTGCTGGTGATGGTAAATGTGTTATTGGTACATCATCAACTATAACTAATGGAATGTATTTTAATGTTGCTAGGTCAACAAGCTCACCTGGTTATGTAGCAACAAATGGAATTACAGCATTAAGATTAAGAAATGATGGTGAAGCTATATTTGCTAATAATATACAAGTGCAAGACAGTATTTATGTTGCTGACTATATATATCATTTAGGTGACACAAATACATATTTAAGATTTACAGAAGATACATTCACATTTAGAACTGGTGGGAATGATAGAGCTATTTTAAATAATAATGCTTTGAATGTAGGACCAGGTACAGCAACCTCATCAACAGTAAATGATGGACCACTAAGAGTTTGTAATAACTCGACTGGTAATAATGATATGGGCAGGGGAAGTGTTGCTGTTCAATTAGGACCAAAATCAACTAGAACTGCTACTGTTGGGAATTTTTATGGTGGAATCACTTGGAATGGTTTATTAAATTATGGTAACAACACAAGTTATGATATAGCACCTCATGTATGGGTTGGTGCAAAAATGAAAGATTTTCCTGGCTCTGAAAGGTCAAGTTTTGTTGTAGGGGTTAAATCTGGTTCTGGTGTTACTGGAGGCGGCAATAATATACCAGTTGAAAGATTAGAGATTGATTACACAGGTAAAATGACTGTTAGTGGCAATGTTTTAGCTACTGGTAGTATTACAGCCAATGGTGATGTAATTGCTTTTTCAGATAAAAGATTAAAAGAAAATATTAAGCCAATTAAAAATGCACTTAAAAAGGTTACAGAATTAAAAGGTGTTAGTTATAATAGAATAGATATTGATGATAAATCCAATAAAATTGGTTTTATAGCTCAAGATGTTAAAAAAGTATTGCCAGAGGTTGTAAGTGATAATGAAAAATATTTGGGTGTTAATTACGGCAATATTACAGCAGTATTGGTTGAAGCGATAAAAGAGCAACAAAAACAAATTGTATCTTTACAAAAAGAAATTAATAATTTAAAAAATAAATAAAATGGCAGAAATTACTTATAAATGGCAAGTAGATAGCATGAATGAGGATCCTATACTTGATGATTTACAAAATGTTGTTACTTATGTTGGTTTTAGTTATGTTGGAACTGAGCCAATAGAAAATCCTGATGATCCAAAATTAAATTATTGGGTTGGATATTATAGTTTAAATAAAAAACTAGAAGCACCCGATCCTGATAATTTTAAACCATTAAATGAATTGACTGAAAGCGAAGTTTTAAGTTGGGTTATTGGCGACTATAATGTTGAAGATTTAAAACCAAGTATTTTACAACAAATTAATGATCAAAAACACCCAACGAATATTCCAATTAATTTGCCTTGGAATGATCCAAAAGAATAATTATGGCTTGTCCAAATATTGCAAATGATGAAATATCAATGCTTAAAACAGCTAGGGAAAGAACTGGAGCTGGTTATACATCAAATTTTTATATAGCACCTCCAATATATATGTCGGACATACAAAGATTAACTGGTGGCAATTCAAGTGGATCAGGTCGAAGCTATCCAGCAGTTGCATTAGCAAATCCAATTACTAACCGACCGGATGGTGAAAACCCATTACAAATGTCTGAATTTAGTTTATACGATCAAAACCCTCCTAGAACTGCATTTATGTATAATTATAATAGTTCATCAAGTAGCAGTGCTTGTTCTTTAGCAATTCCTTTTGACACATATTATCATGATGATGCAAATAATTTAGTGCCAAGTTCTTTAAATATATATACAGCATATACAACACAAACTGGAACAACAGTAGCAGCATCTGGTTACTATGCTATATATACAACTGGGGGATCACCAAGTGGTTATTGGATGCAAGTTGGAAACAATGGATTAATAATTGCAACTGGAAGTTGTTAAAAAATTACTAAATTTGTATAAATAAATTTTAAAAAAATGAGCAAACTAGAAGAAAAAGAATTAAAAGAATTAAGGGAATCGATAGCAAAACCAAATCAAATTGCAACTGAGATTGGTTTGCGAGTAATTGCATACAAAGGTATTGACAAGCTTGTTGACGCTTTCGATGAAGCATCTAAAGATCAACAAGAGTTAATGAAAGAGATTGAAGAAAAACACGGCAAAGGTTCTTTAAATATTGATACTGGTGAAATCACTCCTTTAGACGAATAAAATGCCTGTAATAAATTCGTCAAGTTTTTTACTATTAAAAGACGAAGTTATTATTGGTCACAGTACTGAAACAACTTTTAGCTTAGATCTTGATTTGCCCGAATCAACTACAAAAGATAGTTTGGGTTGGAAAGAGTTTATTGCCTGTGTGAGAGGCGGTAAAATGACGGCATCAGGATTAACGGCTTACAATGATAGTTTAAATTTTGAACAGTTTGCTGATTACGTAATTGGTAGATCTAAGGTTGTTTTTTATTTCAAACAAACAGATAATCCCGAGCTAATATGTAGGGGTGAAGGTTTTATTACCAGTGTAGACGAAGTCAGTGAACACGAATCTGTAACAGAGTTTAATGTTGATATTACACTAACCGGTACGGTTACAGCCGGGACCGATAAAAACTGGGAAAACATTTTTCAATTTTGGGAGGATATATCAGACGACTGGAATAATGTATAAATAATTTATTTGTATATTTACATAAAATTTAAAAATTATAATTATGCCTACAACTGGAGTATTTAACGGAACAAATTTAATTTTAAAGTTTCACTCAACTGACGGATCCGAAGTTGCTGTTGGTCATTCAACAAGCGCAAGTTTAAGCTTGTCTGCTGATTTACCAGATGCTACAACTAAAGATTCAAGCGGTTACAATGAAGTAATTGCTGGAACAAGAACAGGTGAACTTTCCTTTGAAGGTTTAGTGGCTTATGATGATTCTAATAATGCGATTGAGGCATCTGATTATCTTTTGGCAAGAACAAAAGTGTATTGGGAATTTGGAACAAGTGTATCAGGTGACGATGTTTACTCTGGGGCAGGTTTCTTAAATTCAGTTGAAATGAGCGCAGAAATGGAATCGCCAGTTTCTTACAGTGGATCTATCACTGTGACTGGAGCCATTGCTAAAGCTGCAAATTAAGATTAAAAAAAGTAAAATAACCAGGCACAGGTTCGTTCTTGTGCCTTAATTTTATATATAATGGCAAACAAGAAAAGAGGTTACTACACTGTTGAAATGGGTGGTAAACAAAGAACACTACATTTCTCAATGAATTTTTGGGCGAATTTTACTGATCAACTTGGTATATCGCTTGAAGATCTAGCAAACGTTTTTACAGACGGAATTACACTATCACATATTAGATCTTTGATTTACTCGGGTTTACTAGCACACGATCAAGAACAAGGCAATATTATTGATTACAATGAATTTAAAGTAGGTATGTGGCTTGAAGATTTTGACTCACAACAACTTGAGCAAATCATAAATACTATGATGGAATCAAGAATTTTAGGAAACGATCTAAATGCTGGTTTGAGTAGAAACGTTAAAAAAACTACTAAAAAGGGAAAGTAAACAGCCAGCTTGATTGGGATTCTTTGCTTGATTTTTACGTTGGTCAAGTTGGCGTACACCCTAAGGATTTTTGGCAACAGACGTGGAAGGAAAATCATCTAATGGGTGAATCATACCTTATTAAACAAAATTTAGAATGGGAACGGGTGCGCTATTTATCAACAATGATATTTAACGTTAATTGTCAAAAAAGATCACAGATGATTAAACCGGAAAAATTATTTTCATTACCACAGGACGTATATTTAGAGATTGGTAAAGCAAAATCAACACCTGAGGAATACGAAGCATTTAAAAAACGTACTAATAATGTACAGTGGAAACCACTAGATTAATATTTAGTAAATTTGTAAAAAATAATTTCTATGGCTAAAGAAGAAATCATTGTTGTATTTGGAACCGACATAAAAAAACTTGAAGCCGGTTTAAATACAGCCGGATCAAAAATTAAAAAATTTGGCGACAAAGTCACGGGCGTAGGCAAGAAATTAAGCATGAAACTTACGGCCCCTTTAACTTTTGCGGGCGGGGTTGCGCTTAGGTCAGCCGCTAAATTTGAGAAGCTTAGAACAACGCTAAACGTTTTAACCGGGTCAGCCGAAGCTGGCGGAAAAGCTTTTGAAAGATTAGTACAATTTTCAGCTAAAACACCGTTTCAATTAGACGATCTAGTAAAGGCAAATAATACAATGATGGGATTTGGTTTATCTGCTGATCAAGCATACGGATCCTTACAACAACTTGGTGATATTGCCGCAGTTGCTGGTGGAGATTTACAGCGTATTGCTGTAGCTTTCGGACAATCAGCAGCAGAGGGCCGAGTAATGACAAGAGACATTTTACAGTTTATCAATAACGGCGTACCAATGTACGATTTGTTAGCTGATGTAACAGGTAAAAGTGCTTCTGAGGTTCGTGCGCTTGCTAGTGAAGGAAAAATTACTTTTGATGTTTTACAGGCAGCATTTAAAAAAGCTACAGGTGAAGGCGGTAAATTTCATAAAGGAATGGACACTTTAAGCGGTACTTTAAACGGCTTATTTTCTACACTTAAAGACAATTTAAACATAGCTTTTGCCGAACTTGGGCAAGAGATTGCTACAGCTTTTAACTTGTCAGAAAACATACCTAAATTGATTGAGTTCATAAAAGAAATGACTGCTAAATTTAAAGAGCTTTCGCCGGAAACTAAACGTTTTCTTGTGATAGCTACAGCAATAGCAGCAGCATTACCTCCACTGTTAGTAGTGTTCGGTACATTGATTACAAGCGTCGGATCTATTGTTACAGGGTTTTCGGGCGCAATAGGAGTTTTTACAAAATTTTTACCTAAAATAAAAAACGCTAGAAAAGGCATATTGGCTTTAAATTTAGCAATGAGAGCAAACCCGGCTATTTTGTTTGCATCAATAATATTGGGAGCAGCAGCAGCTTTATTCAAGCTTGGAAAAGCAAGAAGGGCCGCACAGATGGAAAAATTAAATGAAGAATTTAAAAAATTATCATTAGACGAAGCTGAAGAAAAATTAAAAAATCTTACAGCAACTTATGAAGGGAATAATAAAATATTAGAAGAAAACAACAAATTAGCTTTTACAAGACGTAAACACATTTTAAATGATATTAATGGCGATCGAGTTAAAACAGGCACATTAAAATCAAAAAATAAAAAAGCTAAAGAAGAAATTGATCTGTTAAAAGAAATTATTGAGCTCAAAAAAGAACAAGCGTCATTAGATATTGATTCGCCTGATTTAGATACAGGCGGTGGCGGTGATGCTCCGATTGATACTGGAGCTGAAGATCGAGCAGCAGCAGCATTAAAATTAAAAGAAGAAACGACACAAGCTTTATTAACCACAGATCAAAAAAGATTTGAACACGAATATAAAAAGACAAAAGAGCATTATGATAGGTTAATAAAATTAAATAAAAATAACGCTAGTATTGTTGAACAATTAGAAAAATCGAAAGGCGAAAAGCTAAAAAGCTTATCAGATAAACATTATGAGGATCTTTTAAGCGCTTTTACTGATTACGGCGAAAAGAAAAAAGAAATGGAAACCTCAGTACAAGACGCAAGCGCTGTTACTGACGAACAGAAAAAACAACTAGAAATACAAAGAACTAAAGAATTTTACGCTGGTTTAATCGCTGAAGCTAAAAAATTTGGCATTGATACTTCCGCACTACAAGAAGCTCAAAAATTAAAAATTGCCGAAATAATAGCGAACTACACAGAACAACAAACCGGTTTTGCTACAGCACAAGAAAATATAAATAGTGTTTTACAAGCGAGTTTTACAAATTTAGGGAACTCAATTACAAACGCTTTTGCCGGCTCAAAAACCGTTTTAGGTGCGTTTTTAGGCGCTTTTATACAAACAGCAACGTCTATCATGGCCGCAAATTTAGCAACGTCTATGTCAAGCGGTGTTGATTCGGCCGGTAAAACAGCAGCAAGCTTCGGCCCGGCAGCAGCATTTGTTTTACCCGGTTTAGTAGCTGGAGCAATGGCGGTTGTTAGTAAAGCTTTTAATAAAATTCCTAAATTTGCACAGGGTGGTATTGTTAGCACTCCAACACTTGGTATGTTTGGCGAATATCCGGGTGCTTCTAGAAACCCAGAGGTGGTTGCCCCATTAGATAAATTAAAAAATATGATAGGCGGATCAGGTGGCGGAAAAGTACAGGTGGCCGGTGAATTTAGATTAAAAGGACAAGATTTAGTTGTAGCATTGGAACGAGCTAACACAAACAGAAATAGAATCATATAATGGCGTACGGCGTTAAATACAGATTAGAATTTTCAGACGATAATCTGAAAGGTAAAAAAATTGAAATATTAAAAAAAAATTACACCGGATCTGTAAATGATATGGTGGCTACAAACGAACCTTGTGTTATAACTTGGGAATCTGACGACAATTTTTATTCTCCAATTAAAGGTTCTCAGTGTGAAATAAATCTATTTGTTACTGATGATGTTACTTACGACAATTTTTATGAATATGATGAAAGAGAATATCAAGTAAAAATATTTTACAAAGACACAAGTAATAATTATCAGTTGTTTTGGATTGGTTGGCTAGTAAACGATCAGTTCACTGAAGCTCTACAAAGTACGCCTTTTCAAATATCATTAAAAGCAATCGACGGTTTAGGTACACTGAAAGGTTTTGATATGACATTGTATCAAGATTCTTACGGTTCAATATCTGCTAGACAGTGGATAACATCAACTTTAGATAATTTAGATTTAGATTTGGATATTTACGTCAGTCAAGACATACAAAAATTAAATCCTACAAGTACACAGTATACAATTTATGATATAATTTTTATAAATCCGTATACATTAATGAAATCTAAATTAGATATAAACAACGCACAACATATTTTAGAGCAAATTTTAAAAATAACAAATGCTAGAATTTTCCAAAGTTTTGGAAGATGGTACATAATAAATAATTCAAGCTACTCGGATCAAGCAGTAAAAGATACTTTAGCATCAACAGCACAAGGCGGAACGGTCCCAACTAATATTAAAGCGGCAGAATCATCAAGCTTAATAAATAACGGCACAGAATCGCCAAAATTTGTTATATATAATTATCAGGGAACATATCAATCAGCGTCAAATATTGATATTTTAAAAAAGATGCCTGTTGATTTACAACCTATAAATAACGATTTTACCAAAGAATATACAAGACCATTAAACGAGTTTATAATAACACATGAAACGTCTCAATATCTAGAAACCAATCAATTTCAGAACAGTGGATTTGAAAACGGTTTAACATTTTGGAACACATATACATCAACTGGAACAACATCTCCGGGCGTAATTTCAGACGATTTTTCAAAACAAGGGAATCAAAGTTTCAAAAACTCACAAACACAAACTAGCACAAACACTAGAAAAACATTAACAAGCGGTGATGTATTTGTAGTTAATTCAACACATTTAGGACATACTTTAAAAATAAATACTTATTTTGATGTAAATTCTAATTACGGCGCCGTCAGTTTTAGATGGCAATTAAGAATTGAAGACAATACCCCAATACCGCCTACAGATCCGACTTATTATTGGAATAACGCCACTGAATCTTGGACGACAACAGCCGCAATTAATACACAAGATATAGAAGAAGAACCGGATAAGTGGCAAGAATTTAGTTATGATTTAGGCAGTTTCCCTTATTCTGGTACAATTAAACTTGATTTATATGAACCTTATGTACAAAATAGCGGAGGTTTAAACGCCTTATATTATGATAATATAACTTTAGAATTTGACAGAAAAGACGGTGATAAAAGAGAACCTTTTTATGGTAAAATAGATGATTTTGAATATAAAAGAATAAGAACAACCGGATCTAATTTAACAGGCAGTTTAAAATTATCAGATCTAAGATTGTCACATAATAATTACGGCAATATATTAAGTAGCACAACAAAAGTTGCTCGACCGAGAGACGAAAATACAAATTTTGCTACCACAATAGAAAAAATTATAACACAACAAGTTATAAACGATTACAGAAAAAATCTTGTAAAATACGAAGGCACATTGTATAATTTATTAAATGATCCGTTTGCTTTAAACAATAAAATATGGGTTAATTTTGGCATACCAGCTAGCGGAAATTTAAGAGAAGATGTCAGTTGTTACATTGATAGAATGACCTATAATGTAAAAAGAAATTCTTATGATGTAACAATGCACGTACCGAATCAAGACGACGATCAAACAAGCACATTTAAAGCTAAATTTTAAACTTTTTCTTTTCCTGTTTGCTGCTGGAATCCCCTTTGTTTATTCATTGGGGGTTCCTTTTTTTATTTAAAATATTCTTTTTTTTTTAAAATATATTTTTATAAATTAGCTAAAAATTAAAAATTATGTTTAAATATTATTTTGAAGAAGATCAGAAGGAATTGGGTTACAAAAAGTATGTAATATGTGAAATTCTTGGCTGTACGATGCCAACATTGGCCTCAAGATTAAAAAACCCGGGTACATTTAAAAGTAGCGAAATTCTAAAACTACAAGAACTCGGCTTTAAATCAATGAAACGTTTAACTTAAAAACACTATTAATTTATGAATCAATTTCACAAGAAGCTTTTTATATTGCAGCAAGAAATAGGAGCAATATCAAAAGAAAGTAAAAATCCCTATTTCAAGTCAAAATATTTTGATATTAACAGTTTAATAAAATCTTTATTACCACTGTTAAAAAAACACAGAATCTTATTACTACAACCTATAAAAGAAAACAGTGTATGTAGTATTTTACAAGATCTAGAATCAGAAGAAAGCATTATGTCGTCAATACCGCTAGGTGACATATCAGATCCCCAAAAATTAGGTGGCGCCATTACTTATTACAGGCGTTATACTTTACAATCATTGTTAGGTTTACAAGCCGAAGATGATGATGGGAACACAGCAAGCGGTCGAAAGGTTGAAAATCAACCGAAATTTAATCAATCATTTATTTAATAATTATGGCAGAATCATTTAAACACAAACCCGGGAACGGATCCTTATTTAAAAATAATTATAAGGAAAAAGAACAGCAACCTGATTTTCAAGGCAGTATTGTTTTACAAGACGGCACTGAACAACAGATAGCTGGTTGGAAAAAAGAAGGCGCAAACGGTCCTTTTATTTCTTTATCAATTTCAGATCCTTACGAAAAAAAGGATCAAAACAAACCTAGCGTCACAGTTGACGATCTAAATTTCGACTAACAGTGACAGGAAAAGAGGGCAGCCATTCGGTTGCCTTTTTTTTTGCTTTATTTGGAATTATTAAAATTTATTTATAATTTAAAAAAAAATTTATAATTTATGAAGAAAAGACAATACAGATCTAATCAGGGCCGAGATCCTAAAAAAGAAGAACAAACTTTTACAGTGATAAAAATAGCGTTTATCATTACTGTAATAGCATTTTTAACACATTTAATATTAAATTAATTTATGAAAATAGTAAAAGACAGCAATGATATGTATCATTCGCACGAATCAATAAGCGCAAGTGGTTTAAAAACCATAGCTAGATCATCAGTAAAACATTTTTTAGAACAAGATTTTAAAGAAACCGACGCAATGAAGTTTGGTACAGCAGTACATCAAGCGATTTTAGAGCCGCATGATTTCTATGACATTTATTATGCTTTACCAAATTTCGGGGATCTTAGAAAAAAAGAAAATAAAGAATTAAAAAAACAAGAAGAATTAAAAGCAGAGGGAAAAATATGTTTGTCTCATAACGAACACGAAGCAATTAAAAAGATTTTAGAAAATTATAATAAAAACGAGCTTGCTAAACATTATTGTAAAGGTGAGATTGAATTATCACATTACTTAAAACACGACGGTATTGATGTTAGAGTGCGCCCGGACGTAATAAACCGGGTTTCTGGTTTTATAGCCGACGTTAAAACGACTAAAAATAATAATCCTGACAAGTTTAGGTGGACCGTTAGAGATTTTGGTTACCATATTCAAGCTGCTTTTTATATGGATATGCTTGGTGTAGATACGTTTAAGATAATAGCAGTGGAAAACGTAAAACCTTATACAGTGAATGTTCAAACAATAGACAAAGAAAGTATTGAAAAGGGCCGAAAATTATATAAAAAAGCTCTTGACGACTGGAAACTATATGTGAGAGAAAATAAAATTAAATCTTATAGCTGGTCGTCTATGGCAGATGATGGATCTTATTTAATTAAAATATGAAAGATATTCGAAAACTTGTTGAAAAACATTTTAATTTAGATATAACAGTGGCGTCTAGAAAATTTGAATATGTGTTTGCTCGAGCTTGTTATTATAAAATTTGCAGAGATTATGGAGGTTACTCATATCAAAAAATAGCTAAATCTGTAAATAAGAATCACGCTACTGTTATGCATTCTTTAAAAGAAATTGAATACACTGCTAAACATAACGTTTATTATCTAAAAAAATATAATAAATTAATGAAAGAATTTAATTTAAAAGTATTTAAGACAGTAAATTTTGAAGATCGATACAAGGGCATTACATTACAACAGTTAGTTGTAGATTACAACTTATTATTGCTAGAAAATGACAAATTAAAGGCAGAAATTAAAGAGCTTGAAGAAAGTATCGGTCATTTAGCGGATTTATGAAAATTATTTTTTAATTTTATAAAAAAATTTTATGAAAACAAACGCATTTGAAAACGAAATATTTGAAGCTTTCAGAATTAATGAAAGAAAAATTAATGAATCTAAAAAATTTTTAGAAGAAAACGGCTTTGAAGTTAAAAAAAAAGATAAAAAATAATTATGAAAAAAAATCCATTTTTTAAATATTTAGGAAAAGAAGATGTTATGCAGAATAAAATTATGAGATTTTTAGACATTAATTATCCGGGGGCGCTTTACACTCATGTAGCAAACGAAGGTAAAAGAACCCCTTTTGAACAATTTAAAATGAAATTTTTAGGCACTAAAGCCGGGATCCCGGACATTTTAATTTTTACTGCTAACAAAAAATATAATGGTTTAGCGATCGAATTAAAAACAGGGTACAATAAACCTACTAAAAATCAGATGAATTGGTTGACTAAATTAAATGACAACAACTGGTTAGCTTGTTGGTTTAATGACTACGATAAATGTATTACAACAATAATTAAATATTTTAACAACAATGAGTAAATCAAAAAAAATTTATTTTGAAGAAGAAGGGCAACGAGTGAGATGGACCCAATCAAGTTCAGATGAATTTAAGTATGATTACAAATATGTTGGCAATGCTTCGGAAGCAGAATTTGAAATGTTAATGGAATTACTTTGGTTTATGTATGAAGAAGATCCAATGACTTTTAATCAATTCTTTGATACATTTCTAGAATTAAGAAATTTTATTGATGGTTTAAAGGGTTTTATTGATAAACAATAAAAAATTTATGAAATATAATTTAATTATCAAACCTAAAAAGTTTGATTTTTTCACTGTCATACCTAGCTACATTCTTAGGCACAAAGGTATTTCTGTTGGAGCTACCGGCTTATATGCTTGGCTATTCAGTCACAAGTCAGAACAACAAATTAATGTAGAATTTATATGCGGGCATTTTAAAGAAAATCACAGCGCCGTTAGATCTAAAATCAACGAACTTATAAAGTTTGGATATTTAGAACGTAAAAGAATTTACGTCAATGGTAAAATAGCCGGGATAAATTATATGTTATCTGATAAACCTCTTAAAGCGGATAACCTTATTTCAGAAAACCTAGATTTAGAAAACCTTAATTTAGAAAATCAAGCACAAAGTAATATTAATAATAAAAGTAATATTAAAAAAGAAAGTAATAATAAAACCTTTTCTAAAACAATTTTAAATGCCTTTCCGCACTTTTTAAACCTTTTCCCAACACGATACTTGCCGGAAACGGAAACGCAAAAATTAAAGTGGTTAGATTGCTTAGAAAAATTAGAAAAAATTGAAAAAATAGATATTAAGCAACTTTATTTAGTTGTAAAATTTATTAGAGAACATGAATTTTGGTCCGAGCATTTTTTAACCTTATTAAAACTTAGAAATAAAGATAAAAACGGAATTAAATATGTACACAAATATTTTGAAACATATAAGAATGCAAATAAACCTAAATTTTATTGGAAAATTAAAGGCATAATTAAATATTTTATTTATGAAGAAAATGGAAGCGAAAAAATTGGCGCAATTACTAAAACTGGAAAATTAAACTATTTTAATTTAAATCAAGTTTTTAACAAACATCAATTAAAAGAATTAAAAGAATATATAAAAAATGAATAAAGGAAAAGTATACATTTTAGACAAATATGAAAAACAGATAGTTGAACTATCAGCTCATCACAGACATCAAAATAAAATTGACACAGGTTGGGACGGTCACGGAACTGTGAACGAAAATTCAAGTTTTGAATTAGATCGTGACGGATTTGGGGCCGAATTTATTTTTGCTCGTGAGCTCAATTTATACCCGGATTTTAAAATACACAATACAAGTAAAAGATTAGGCACTGATTTTTATGATGCTCAATGGTGCGGTATGTCTGTTGATGTAAAAGTAAATAGAAACCCGGCCAACCCGTTAATGATCCCCGAATATTTAAAAAGCGAATGTCATTTATTTGCTTTGTTTTCTTGTAAATATCCTAAATATAGATTTGAAGGATTTGCTACTAACAGAATGATATTTAAAAAATCTAATTTAAAAATGACACGAGTAATGGCGTATGTACTTGATAAAAGTAATTTATTAGACATAGAGGATCTAGATATTTGAAAAAAAATTTTTATATTTAAAATAAATTTATGAATCACAGACAGGAATTAATATCATTGGGTATACCCTTAACACGGGGATCCGGACAACAAAAAACTAAATGTCCAAAATGTTCACATACTAGAAGAAATAAAAGTGATGTATGCTTATCAGTAAATATTGATGAGGGTTTATATAATTGTCATAATTGCGGTTGGGGTGGCAATGTAAAATTTAAGAAAAAAATTGAATATATAAAACCAATTAAAATTAATTCTAATTTAAATGAAAAAATTATAAAGTGGTTTGAAAAAAGAATGATTACAGAACCTACTTTATTACACTGGAAAATAGGTGAATCATTAGAATTTATGCCACAAGTAAAAGCAAAACGCAGATGTATAAATTTTAATTATTACAGAAATAAAGAATTAATAAATGTAAAATTTAGAGATAGTCAAAAAAATTTTAAATTAATATCCGGGGCCGAGCTTATTTTTTACGGTTTAGATAATATAAAAGATTTAAAAAAATGTTACATTGTTGAAGGTGAAATGGACGCTTTAAGCTTACACGAAGCGGGTTTATACAGTGTATGTAGTGTTCCAAACGGAGCAAGTAAAGGATCTCAAAAATTAGAATATTTAGACAACTGTTATAAATATTTCAAAGACAAAGAAGAAATTATTTTATGCACTGATAATGATGAACCCGGTTTACAATTAAGAAATGAACTTGCTAGAAGGTTTGGCGCTTATCGTTGTAAATATGTTGATTTCGGCGATTTTAAAGACGCTAATGAGGTATTAATCAACAAAGGTTCAGAAACTCTCAGAAATATCATTAAAAATTGTAAAGATTTTCCGATTGAAGGCGTTATAAATATAAATAATATTTGGAAAAATGTTTTAAATTATAATGAAAACGGCGTAGTAAATTACAGCATTGGATTAGAAAATTCAGATGAATATTTTAAAATGGCTATGGGCGAATGGAGTGTTGTCAGTGGAATACCTAATAGCGGTAAATCAGATGTATTGGATCAGGTTTTATGTAATATTTCAATAAAACACGGTTTTAGGTGTGCTATGTTTTCGCCTGAGAGTTTTCCATATGAGGGACACATTAAAAGAATAGCAAATAAATTATTAGAAAAAAACGCTAATAATGAAGATCTTAATCAAGTAAAAGATTTTATCGAAGAACATTTTTATTGGATAAAAATTGATTTAGAAAATTTAACTTTAAAAGCTATTCTTGACGCTTTTCGTCAATTAGTATTTCAAAAAGGTATTAACGTATGTGTAATAGATCCTTGGAATATGTTGGATCACTCGGCTCAAAGAGATCACAGTTACATTGGAAAAACATTAAGTCAATTAACTCAGTTTTGTCAACAAACTAATACACATATGTATTTAGTTGCTCACCCTAGGAAAATTGAAAGCGAAGGTGGACAATATAAAAAACCTACACTGTATGATATATCTGGTTCGGCTGATTTTTTTAATAAAGCTTACAACGGATTAATTGTTTACAGAAGCATTGGTCAAAAAACAAGTTACGGATCCGATGCTGTAAAAATATATGTAGAAAAAGTCAAAAGAAAAGAAAACGGCCAACTAGGTTATTTTGAGCTTGCTCCTGATTTTAAAAACGGGGGCGTGTATAAATGTGTAACAGAAAAAGATAAAAAATTTAAAATAATTAAAGACAATGATGTCCCCTTTTAAAATAAAATTATGGAAAAAAAAGAATTAAACAGCGTAAAAAAATATTTGCTAGAAAAAGCAGATGAAATTATGAATAAAAAACAACCTGAATATACAAATCAAGATTTAGATGTTTTAAACAACTTTAAAACAAGCGCAAAGCTTATAGGCATAACACCGTCTGAAATATGGGCAGCGCATTTTACAAAGCATGTACAATCAATTTTAAGTCACGCTCATAATCCGGGAATGCAACAAGCCGAGCCAATAGAAACTAGATATGCTGACGCATTAAATTATCTGTTTTTAGGATTTAGTTTAATTGTTGAAAAAGAACTTGACAAGGATATAATCAGTGGAACCGAATGAACATATATTTAGAGGCACAAAGCTACTGTTTATCAAAAGGTGTTAAAATATACATTGTACCTATTAAAGGTAAAAAAGAATGTTTTTTGGAAGTTGACAACAATGGTCAAATTATAAAATCGCCTATAAGTTACAAAGATCAAAAAGTTGCTTCTGACAAAATTTGGGATTTATATTTACATTTGTATAAAAAATTAAAAAATGATAAAAACAGTAAACATTAAAGAAATTAAAGAAAATTCTGAAAATCCTAGGTTTATCAAGGATCATAAATTTAAAAAATTAGTACAATCATTAAAAGATTTTCCTGAGATGTTAGAAAAGCGTCCAATGGTTGTAGATGAAAATATGGTTGTGCTTGGCGGGAACATGAGATTAAAAGCTTGTAAACACGCCGGGTTTAAAAAAGTACACATAATTATAGCTAAAAACTGGACCGAAGAACAAAAACGTCAATTTATAATTAAAGACAATGTTTCATATGGTGAATGGGATTATGATATTTTGGCTAATGTTTGGGATAATCAACAATTAATTGATTGGGGTTTAGATTTACCGAAATGGGATAATGATATTGAATTTGAAGTTGGAAATGACAATGAACTTGAATTTGAATACCCGGACGAAATAAAAGATTCACATGTAAAAATGGTACAACTTTTTTTGACTACTGAAACCGAACCACAGTTGAGAAAAATGGAACTTGAATTGAGAGGTCTGTTACAAACAGATAATTTAACAGATAGTATATTTGAAGCAATAAAAAAATTATACAATGATAACAGAGCATAATGTAATGCCTAAAATGTCTGATAAAGAAGCTAATAAATTGGCTGGCAAGCTTTTAGGCGAAAAAGATTACAATTTATTGATTAATTATGATGCTGATGTAATATGTCAAGAAACTGGGAACGTAATTGCGAAATTTAGAAAAAACATAATCCCGGGGAACATAGCAAAAGCTGGTTTTGAAAATTTAAAAACAGCAGCTAAACATACAAATAACAGAGGTGTTAGCAGTGGAGATGTTGAGATTGATATTTTGAAAAGACGTCCAGTAAAAAAAGACGGTACAATGTCAAATACTAATAAAGCGTTACAGAAGGTTAACAGTGGTATTATAGGTTTTTTCGATCGCAATGCTAGATTTCCATATTGTCGTCAAACAGCTTTTAACGAACACGAATTTAAAAAATTTAAAAAAGCATATCCAATTATAAAATTCGTTGATAAAACTTACTCTGAATTAATGCCGGATCATTACAAGCTCCAAAGACAAATAGCTGACGAAACCTCCCCTGATTTCGTTATACCTGATACAGCGTTTACAACTGTCACAGTAAATAAAAATTGGCAAACAGCCGTACACACAGATAAAGGCGATTTTCAAAAAGGTTTTGGGAATCTAGTTGTGTTAAGGAAAGGCAGATACACAGGAGGTTATTTTGTTGTTCCTAAATGGGGAGTGGCTTTTGATATACAGAACTGTGATTTATTACTGGTAGACGTACACCAGTGGCACGGCAATACACCTATAAATAAAATAGATGAAGAAGCTACAAGAATTTCATTAGTAATGTATTACAGGGAAAAAATGATTTCTTGTGGTAGTGCTAAAGAAGAACTTAACATTGCTAAAAATAGATCTAGAGGCCAAAAAATTTACTAATGTGTGGAATTATTGGTTACAGCTCGAAAAATCCTACTGAGGAACATTTTAACATTTTACAAAAATTAATTTTACAATCAAAAATAAGAGGTTTACACAGCTTTGGTTTTAGTTATGTAAAAAACGGATTAAAAACTGTAAAAAAAACTGACGTTACTGATATTAAATTACCAATGGTAAATAAATTAATATTTCACAATAGATACTCTACAAGCGGTGATTATAAAATCGAAAAAAACAATCAACCTATTATATCAGAAAATAATACAGTTGTGTTTAATGGGGTTCTTGATATGAGCTCAAAATTAGAAATGGAAAAAAAATACAATGTAAAGATGAACACTGAAAATGACGGCGAATTAATAAGCTTATTATGTGGAATTGATAAAGAAAAAATAAAAGATTTTATTACAACTACCTCCGGGAGCATAGCCGGTATGCAATTAACAGAAGAAAATAAACTGTATTTATTTAGAAATGAAAACCGGCCCGCATGGATTTTAAAACATATAAACGCAATATTTATAGCATCTACAAAAGACATTTTTAAAAGAGTTGATGCAAGCTACAACCCGGAACTTGTTGCACCATACAAAATTTATGAGCTATAATTACATAGATTATCACATAAAATCATCAAAGGCAAAAGACATTGACCCGAGCAACGATTGTTTAAAATATATTTCAGACAGATTTGAGCTCAATATTGAACAAAGATATTGGCTTGCTTTTTTATATGGCACTTGTTATTCAGCTACAACAGTATATTATATGTACAATGAATTTCCAGATTACGAAAACGTCAATGTAAATAGATTAGAAAAATGGTGGAATAAAAACAAGCATAAAACTATATTTCAAACAGATCGATTAAGAATTAAATCATCAAATAAATTTGTAGAAAGTTTTGTGAGTTATAAAAATATGATAGGCGATATGACACAAGCTGATTTTTTTTCGAGTTTAAAACAACCGACATCACAGATGACTTATGATAATTGTTTTACTAAACTAAATGAAATTAAAAATTTCGGACGCTTTACGCTTTTTATATATATAGAAATGATAAATGTTTTGACTAACTACGATTTAAAACCCACTTTTTTGGACCTTAGGCAAGCCGAGAGCTGCCGAAACGGTTTAGTTGAGTATTTAGACAAAAAAGAATTATACACGCATAAAAACGACAGAAAATTGTCTAAAAATCAATTTAATTATTTACAATATGAATTTAGACGATTAATGGAAAAAATTAACGATTATGATATACAACACAAAAATATATGGAATGTTGAAACAACTTTATGCGCTTATAAAAAATATAAATTAGGTAAAAGATACATTGGATATTACATTGAAAGGCAAAAAAAAGAAATAATAAAAATTCAAAATCTAGTAAAAGACGGTGTTGACTGGGACGTCTTGTGGGATTTTAGAGTAGAAAACTATGATAAAAAATGGCTAACAGAATACTAGCGATTGGCGGAAAACCGGCTACAGGTAAAACAACAATAATAAAAGAAATTATAAAAGCTTTTAAACCTTATGTGAAGTTTAAGTTTGGCTTAGTACGGGGAATGTATTTTGATAAACAACAATTATATATTATAGGCATTTATGATAAATCAGTATTTAGCGGCACTGATAAACTTTCAATGGCTGTACAACCTGATTTTATTAGATTTTTAAAAAAAATAGACAATGGTAAAATAATATTTGAAGGTGACAGATTATTTAATCAAAGCTTATTTAATAAAATTAAATGTGATATAATGGTTTTAGAAGTCAATAATGAAACAGAAAAATACAGACATAAAAAAAGAAATGACAATCAATCAGTAAAATTTATAAAATCTAAAGAAACTAAAATTGAAAATATTAAAAAAAATAATATTGTTAAAGTGTATAGAAATGACACTAAAAATGAATATAAAACGATATTAGACAAAATAAAGTATTTTTGTACTAAATAGACAATAATGGACACTAAACTTGCTAAAAAAGCATTTATTGACGCTTATACGAAAACGTTTGGAAACGTTACTATGTCTTGTAACAGGACCGGGATAGCTCGAAGCACATATTATAATTGGATTAATAATGACGACGAATTCAATGAAAAAATAAATAACATTGAACCCAAAGAGTTATTTTTAGATTTCGTCACAAGTAAGCTTGTAGAAAAAATAAATGAAGGTGATAAAGCTTCGATCATATTTGCTCTAAAAACCATTGGAAAAGAAAGAGGTTGGGTTGAAAGACAAGAAATACAACACGAAGCAAATCCACCCGAAAACCTATTAATTGAATGGACGCCAGCAACAGAAAAAGATTAAAAGAATATTGTAATAAACAATTTTATCAGGCAATAGAATCTAAACAAAGATTAAAAATTTTTCAAGGCGGTACTCGGTCCGGGAAAAGTTGGTCATTGATGCAATATTGTTTATATAGAATGTCAGTGGAAAAAGATCCGCTAACTATATCCATTGTAAGAAAAACACTTCCGGCCCTTAAAAGATCTGTATTAAGAGATTTTTTACACATAAGTAAACAATTAGGAATTTATTGGCTAGGTAAACATAACAGATCAGATAACACATTTACATATAACGGGCATACACTGGAAATGTTTAGTGCTGACGATGCTCAAAAAATAAGGGGATCCGCTCGTGATATATTATGGATTAATGAAGGCAATGAGCTTTATTTTGAAGATTATCAACAGTTAGCAATGAGAACTAGGAATGAAATTTTAATTGATTTCAACCCTTCGGACCCAATACATTTTTTATATGATCTATCAGAGCGTGATGATGCTGATTTATTTATTAGCACATATAAGGATAATAAATTTTTACCACAAGAATTAATTGATGAGATTGAAAGAATACGGGACCGGGATCCTGATTATTGGAGGGTTTACGGTGAAGGACAAAGGGCCATATTTAGCAACAGGCAGATATTTACTAATTGGAAATACATACCACATATTGAGTTCCCGGAATTTAATGAAACAGCACTGGGCATAGATTTTGGTTACTCGAATGATCCCGCAGTGGTTTTACAAGTTGGAAAAGTTGGCGATAAATTATATGTACACGAATGGTTATATAAAAAGGGAATGACTAACCGGGATCTAGCGGAGTTTTTAAAAAACAATAAATTAAATGATATTTTAATGTATTGTGATAGCGCTGAACCTAAATCAATAGAAGAATTGAGACAGATGGATTGCTTGGCTAAACCGTCAATCAAAGGTCAGGGATCAATCAATGCCGGTATAAGTTTAGTAAAAGAATTTGAAGTTATTATATCCAATGAGAGTAAAAACATAAAAAAAGAACAATTAACGTATTTTTGGGAAGAAATGAAAGATGGTACAATCATCAATAAACCTATACCAAAAAACGATCATTGTATGGACGCCCTGAGGTATGTTGTTTACAGTAGATATAAAAACAGATATGATTTTTTCGTCATATAAAAAAAGAATTTATTATTTTGTATTTTTACAGAAAATTTATATAAATGGCATCATTTCTTGACCGATTTAAAAATCTATTATCTAAAAACGCACAATCAACAGCAAAAGAATACAATCAAGCTATTTATAATTGGCTTGGTGAAAGCATAGTATGGAACCCGGAAAATGACGAAACTTATGTCAATGAAGGTTACAGAAAAAACGCAACAATATATTCTTTAGTTAATTTAATTACTAAAGCAGCATCAACAATTCCTGTATGTGTATATCAAAAAGTAAACGACAATGAGCTGAAAAGATATAAGGCAATGACAAGCGGTACTGTTGACGGAACTATATTACATAAGGCGAACATGATTAAAAAAAGCGCTTTAGTTGAATTACAAGATACAGAATTACATGAGTTATTAGAGCGACCGAACCCGGCTCAATCATACGCTACATTTATCAGCGAATTAATAGCGTTTGGTAAATTAACAGGGAACAGATATATTTACGGAATTGGGCCCGACACTGGAGACAATACAGGTAAATTTAAAGAGCTATATGTAATGCCTAGTCAAATTATGGAGATCGTAAGTGGCGGAATGTTTGAACCTGTAAAAGAATATAGAATTGAATACAATGGAACTTATAATATGCCGGCTGACAATATATGTCACATAAAAGATTTTAACCCGTATTATGACGGGACCGGATCTCATCTGTATGGTCAATCTCCATTAAGGGCCGGTTTAAGATCCTTAACTACAAATAATGAAGCTGTACAAACAGGTGTAAAATATTTACAGAATCAAACTGCTAGGGGTGTTTTAATGAGTGATGAAGGGGATCTTAACGAAGTTCAAGCACAACAATTAAAAGATAAATTTAGATCAACTTATCAAGGATCTAATAATGCCGGTGATATAGTTATTACACCAAAAAAATTAAGTTGGGTAAATTTTGGATTATCGGCCGGGGACATATCGTTGTTGGAACAATATAACGCTAGTATAAAAGATTTATGTAACATATATTCAGTGCCTTCTCAACTACTTAATAATGATAAAGCAAGCACATATAACAATATGAAAGAAGCAAAAAAAGCTTTATATCAAAATGCTGTTATACCGGAAATGCTTAAAATTAGAGACGAACTCAACAGATGGTTAGCGCCTAAATACGGTGAAAAATATTACATTGATTACGATTTTTCTGTTATACCAGAACTACAAGAAGAAATGGACAAAGTTGTTGATCAAATGACGAAGGCGTGGTGGATTACGCCAAACGAAAAAAGAGCGTCAATGAGTTATGCCGAAGAAGAAAATCAAGCGCTAAATGAATTTTATGTGCCAGCAAATTTAATTCCGATGTCTGGTGAAAATATTGAAATAGAACCTCAACCGGCCGAAGAAGAAAAAAACTATAATTACACATATAAAAGTGTAGTGCCGGGAATGACTGATGTATATACAACACAAGCTGAAGCTGAAGCAAGAGCAAGAGAGCTTGGGGGATCCGGTTCACATATACACGATTTCGACGGTGAAGATGTTTATATGCCTTTTAATACACATGAAGAATATCAAGAAGCAATTAAAGGTTACGGAAATGAGGAAAAAAAAAGCGAGGGTTACACTGATTATCCTCAATCAGCTACTAACAACGCAAAAAGAATGATAGCTTGGAAGGAAAAATATGGTGACGAAGTTAAAGGAGGCACTGAGATCGGTTGGCGCAGAGCTTCACAATTAGCGTCAAGATCTAATATTTCAAGAGACGTTGTATCAAGAATGGCACAATTTAATCGTCATAGATCTAATTCAACTATTGATCCAAAATTTAAAGATACACCTTGGAAAGACAGAGGATATGTGGCTTGGAATTTATGGGGTGGAACGAGCGGTGTTGATTGGGCAATTAGAAAAATGAAACAAATAGACAAAGAATAATGCCTAAAAATGATAAATACAATAAAGCTTATCAAAAAAAATTAAAGGCAGCAGAAAACAAGATACTGCCCAAAATTAAATCATTCTACAATACAGAATATAAAAAAGGAGTTGATAAATTTATTGAAACGAATCAAACTGATTATCAAAGTTTATTTCAATATAATTATATTAAGCAATTTTATGTAGAAATGTATAAAAGTATTGGAATGGATATGGCCATCTGGTATGGTAAAAACTATCAAAAATATTTAAAAAAACAAGATCCGATTAGCGATAATATACAGATGTGGACAGCCATATTTATTGATTACGCTAACAGAGTAGCAGCAACAAACGTTTCTTTAGTCAGTGGAACCGCACAAAAAACATTAATAAAAATAACACAGCGTATTTTAAGAGATCCCGAGCTTTCAATGTTAGGCGCTCAAGAAAAGGCAAGAATATTAATGAATCAATTTAATAAATATAGTTCGTGGCAAGCTTTAAGATTAGTGAGGACCGAAAGCAACAGAATAGCAAATTACGCTACACAACAAACCGCATTAAGCATATTTGGTAAAGATAATCTACAAAAAACTTGGTTACATAGTTTTGGGCCCAATGAAAGATCTTGGCATGTAGCTCTTGATGGCGTTACAATACCGTATGAACAAAAATTTATGGTGGGCACTGAATTAATGGAACGGCCCGGGGAAGGATCCGCCGAAAACATTATAAATTGTAGATGTACAATAAATTATGAGCCGTTAGAAATACCCGGATTTCCATTGTAAATTAAATTTATTATTTTTGTAAAAAATATATATATGGATTTTCTATACAAAGCGTCACCGCTAGGTGAATTAACAGATTACGATGAAAAAAATTCTATTGTAAAAGGTTACGGATCATATTTCAATAATCAAGACAGTGACGGCGATATAATAAGAAGGGGCGCATACAGAAAGACGATTGAGGAAAATGGCTACAGAGTTAAATATTTGAAATATGA